CAACAACAAGTGATGGAGCTTACTAATGGCATACACCGATAAACAAAAATTAATAGAAACCAATGTAAACTATACAAGTAAAGATTTCAGTACGATTAAAGCTGACTTGATTGAATATACCAAATCCTATTTTCCTGATACATATAAAGATTTTAATGAAACATCACCTGGTATGATGTTAATAGAATTATCAAGTTATGTCGGTGATGTTCTTTCTTATTACATTGATTATAACTACAAGGAAAATTTATTAGCAACGGCAACTGAAAAAAGAAACGTAAGAAGACTTTCCGAGTTTCTTGGCTACAAAGCCCCAAATAAAACACCATCGGTTGTTAAATTAAAAGTTACTACAACAATTGATGCTAATGCAGATGGTACTCCTAATTATGGTCAAGCTCCATCTTCAATAAATAGTGGATTGCAAATTGCTTCTAGTTTAGATTCTCAAATACTTTTTGAAACCACATCTGAAATAGATTTTACATCGAGTGGTTCCGGTGATCCTGCTGTAAGCGCTCCAACATTAGATGGTAATGGTGAGGCTGAATCTTATACCCTTACACGACATGTAAGAGCTGTTTCGGGTAAAACTAAAACAAAATCATTTACTATAACAAGTCCAACTAAATTTTTAGAATTAGATTTGGGTGAGGATAATGTAGTTGAGGTAATAAGTTGTATCGACTCATCTGGACTTACATGGTATGAAGTTGATTACTTAGCACAAGAAAAAGTTTTAAAACAGACTCATTATAGTGATGATACGACCAGAGATAGTGCTTATGACCAAGGTGATGCTACAACCGTCTTATCTATTATACCTGTTCCTTATGTTGCTGAATATATAAAAACAAATAAAAAATTTATATCAAATTTTGATGAGGATACACAGACATATAAAGTTCAGTTTGGAAATGGATTATTTAAATTTAGTAATTCTGGTTCAAATGTAGATTCTATTGAACAGGCAGGTGTGACAGTAAATGGAACTAATCTAGCTGATATACCTGGTGCTATAGGTTCTACAATAGGTAATAATTTAAACTTAGGTGAAACTCCAGCAAACACAATAATGACTTTTACTTATCGTGCTGGTGGTGGTGCTACATCAAATGTTCAAGCTGGAGAACTTACAATTCCCCAAAATACTCCTCTTGGAGTAGATATATCTATAACAAATGATGAACCGAGTGTCGGTGGAACAGATGGTCAAACCATAGATGAGATTAGAAATAATGCTAGTGCATTCTTTGCTACTCAACTTCGATGTGTAACCAAAGAAGATTATACAGCAAGAATACAAAGTATCCCAGCAAAGTTTGGTAGTATTGCTAAAGCATATGTAGAACGATTAGATGGTGGTACTCTTTTAGTATCCACCCTTTCTTATAATCAAAGCAGACAACTTACTCAAACACCACAACTTGTTTTACAGAATATAGCAACTTATCTTAATCAATTCAGAATGATTAATGACCAAGTTGATTTTGGATTTTCTTTAAGGGAACTTTTATTTTCCGGTTATATAATAAACTTTGGTGTTCATTTTAAAGTAAACTATGATAGGCGCTTTAATCCAACAGAAGTTAAATTAAATGTAATTCAAGTAATAAAAGATTTTTTTAAAGTAGGAAAATTAAAATTTAGACAATCTATTAATATGAACGATTTACAATATAATATATTAGGATTAAGTGGTGTTATTGGAATAAAAGAATTAAAACTATTTCAAGATGGAAATGATGATTATGGCAGTAATAGGAAATTATATTATTATAGAGGTGATGGTGAAATTATAGGAACTGATGCTAATTATGGATTTCAATATGATTTTCATAGTGCCCTTGAAGATGGTATTTATAAACCATCGGTTTCACCTGCTGTATTTGAATTAAGAAATCCAAACCAAGACATTTATGGGAAGGTAGTATAATGCATAGATATTTTTTTACAACCAAAGACACTTTTATTAATAGTGGTTCAGACGCGATTACGGGTGAAGACTTTAAAGATAAAAATACAGGACAAGACGAGATACTTGAATTAAAAAAAGTATTTTTTGATAGGACATTTTCTTATCAAACAAGAGTTCTTCTTCAGTTTGATACTAATGAAATAGAAAGTTATATTAGTTCATCTGTTCTGCCCAATGACTATCAGTTAAATCTTAGACTTTATGAGACAGAAGGAACAAGTGGTTTAAGTGAAGAATACACAATTGCTGCTTATCCATTGAGTGAATCTTGGGATGAGGGTGTTGGTAAAGAGAGTGATACGCCAAAGACAACAGATGGATGTAGTTGGTTGTATAGAAAAAATAAAAATAATTCCGAAATAAGTTGGGTAGCACCTGGTGGAACTTATCTTAGTGGTAGTGATGAAGTAACCCAAGTATTTTCAGCAGAATCTCCTGACCTTAATATGGATATTTCTACTTTAGCTAATAAATGGTTTGGTGGTGTTAATGAAAACTATGGTATATTAGTAAGATTATCTGGTAGTAGAGAAACATCTTCTACTAGTTTTGAAGACCTTAAATTTTTCTCAAGACAAACCAATACAATATACTCTCCTAAGATAGAATTAAAGTGGGACGACCATCTTCCAGCAACTGGTTCTAACACAGGTAGCTTGACCACCTTGGATGTTTCTGGTAATAGTGAGAACTACCTATACCCTATACACTTACGAGAAGCGTATAAAGAAAACGAAACTGTAAAATTTAGATTTGGTGCTCGTAAAAGATACATACAAAAATCATTTACAACATCGGTTCAAACCGTAAGCGGTAGTTTTATACCCGAAGGTAGGGGTGTTTACTCTATTATTGATATGGCAACAAATGAACCAGTTGTTCCATTTAGTGCTTATACCACGATGAGTTGTGATGAAACTTCTAATTATTTTAAACAAGATTTGGATTCATTTGAACCTAATCGTGCTTATAAGATTTTAATAAAAGTTAATCACGATGATGGTCAAGAAATAATATATGATAACGATTTTGAATTTATACTAAGGACTTAATCATGGCTATTTATGATGGTGATGACACAGGTGAAGAAGAATCAGGAATAAACCAAAATCCTATTATAGAAGTTGGTTTAAATGCTACAGCAGAAGATAGTTTTTATTTTGTAGAAAATCCTGAAGAACTATATGTAGGTTCTTATCACATACATCAAGATGGTGAAATTATGATTGGTGGGGGTGAATTGGGAATAAATCATGAACTAAAACCAGATGAAATAATATTTAGAAAAGTTACCTATGCTGCTATACAAGAAACTCGTGAAGCAGTAAGTGATATTTTTTATAAACTATGGTTTGAATCTAATACATTAACTGATGAACAACTTCTTTCTCTCCAAACAACTATCCGTGATGGTATAAAACAATCCGGTCGTACTGAAGATGAACCACTTGTTTTTTATAAAAAAGATAGAAACACTTTAGAAAATAGAAAAGATATAGAAGGTGATATTTTTGAACAGTTATGCCAATATATTTTTGATAACAATATTACTCAACTAGAAGGTAAGTTTTCTATACTAGAAACAGAATTACCAGCAGAAGGTACGCCTCCACAACTAGTTATTCAATATAAAATAAAATTTATAGATGGGGCTAATGTATATGAACTAAATATTGCTAAAAAAATAGGAAATGAATTTACAGATATTTTAAATCTAAGTCAATTAACAAAAACAAAAACTGGTTCTAAAATAGATCCTGAAAAAGCCCAAGAAGTTTTAGATACTGGTATATTTGAACTTCTTCCAACCCAACCAGATCGTCAAGAGCAGATAAACAATTTCTTTTCAGACTTTGATGACTTTGTAGGTCCAACTCCAAGTTTTACAGATGTGGATGGGGATGGTGCGGGAGAACAACCTGATAATTATCAAGATGACGAAGAGAGTCGTGTTAGTCATGAAAATCAAGTGGACGCTTTTATAACTAGATTAGATGACCAAGTAAATGAAGAGAATGGTGGTAAGACTCTTCAATCAATGAGGAACAAACTTAACACTTATCTTGGCGATGTTGATAATATTATTCACAACTTAGATGATCAAAGACCTGAATATGAAAACACATCAGAGGGTTTTCTTAAAATAAGAAAACCAAATCAAGCAATTATTTTAACCGCGCCTGGTGATAATTTATTAGAATTTGATAAAAAAAACGAAGATGGAATCCCAAGTTATTTAACCGATGGTTTTACAATAACAATGTGGGTAAGGTTTGTAAGTAAAACATCAGAAGGAACTCTTTTTAATTTTGGCAACCCAAACTCTTTAGAAAACCCATCTGGATTTAGATTAGAGACATATGTAAAACCTAATGTTGATGACAATGGTAAAATTGTTAGACTATTAAGACTAATAATATTTGATGGGGTAGTTAGGGATAATCATTGGGGAACATCCAATCCTACGAGAAAAACACTTTCACAAGCGGGTTATCAAAATGGTGTGGGTGGAAATATGAATCCAGTTACACGTTTTGCTAAATCCCATAGAAATTATCCTACAATACCAACTGATGATTTAAACGAGTGGTATTTTATTTGCGCTACTTATAATCCTAATGTAGTAGAACCATCTTTAGAAGATGGTAACGAACTTCTTACTAATAAAGATTATTGGTTAAATCATGTTATACCAGGAGTAGAAGATGCTGAAGATGGAATAGTTTCTTTTAGTGGTCTTGGTGCTAAATGTAAAGTGGAAATAATAAGCCGTAGCGATTTGTTAAAAGCTCGTGGGTATAAAATAGATGACTTAACAGTAACAGCATCCGAAGAGGCATCTAATCAAGGAAATAACTCAACATCGAATACCAATAATACCGGTGCACCACCAGAACCAAATTTTACATATGAAATACAAATTCCAATGGTAATAGATTTAGCAGATACCGGCGGAGAACAATAAATTTAAATTGAGGAATTAATATGGCAGTTGCAAATAATGATGATACCGTTGACGATAGTGCAACGGGTGACGATCTACTAATCGTTAAATTATCAGAAGAAATTCAATTCACGGACGCAACACTTAACGCTGATGAAGTATTGTGGGATTTTGGAAATGGTGATTTTTCAAGTGATAGAAATCCATTATATACTTACTATTCAAATGGCGTGTTTAATGTTATATTAACTGCTGTTAATGATTTTGGTGAAGCATCAACAACTCAAACTATAACAATATCTAGTATAGGAGAGATGATTGTAGATCCTAATGAAGAACAACAAGAAGAAGAAACTCAAGAAGAAGAAACTCAAGAAGAAGAAAATCAAGAAGAAGAAAATCAAGAAGAAGAAACTCAAGAAGAAGAAACTCAAGAAGAAGAAACTCAAGAACAACAAGAAGAAGAGCAACAGCAAGAAGAAGAGCAACAGCAAGAACAACAAGAACAACAAGAAGAAGAACAACAAGAAGAGGAACAAGAAGAGGAACAAGAAGAGGAACAAGGAGATACATCAGGTAAAGGTGCAACTAAAACTCGTGGTTATAAAGGTAAAGATGGTACACAAAATGATGAAAACCAATAATAAATAATGGCAAAATTTACTACAATACCTAATCTTAAAGGATTATCCTACCAATCTATCCAAGGAGAGCCATCACCAATAGCTGGCATACAAGAACTAGGAACATTTACTATAAACAATAGAGGTTTTTGGGAAGAGATTAATTTTAATGAGGCTACATTACAACCTTATTTAACTGGTAACTTAACAACATTAGATGTATTATTTAATGAAGAAGCAGATGAAGGAAGAGGTATTCCTTATTTAAATTCAATAAATAACTCACCAAGATATCGGTATTCAATAGATGCTATACCATATGTTATTGATCCAAATGACGATGATGAAATAATTAGACTTGATGAATATTACGATAAAACCAATAATACCAATGAATATTATTTAACAACAGAAGGTAAAATAAATTATCATATTTACCCAAGAGAAATTGGTAGGAATCCATTTAATAGTAATATTGATAATTACACTACTAGATTAACTACAGATAATTTTGATATATATGCTGATAACGAAGATGAGATAGGTCATTTTTTATTTAAATTAAATTGGGGTGATGGCACTCCATTAGAATATACTAATGAACCTAAGTTATTAGAGTCAACAGTTTTATTAGATCACACTTATAAAAAACCTGGTTTTTATTCTATTACAGGAGTAGTGTATGCTTTTGATGGTAATAACATAGGTGCATATGAAAAGTTTCAAACAAACATTTTATTAAATCCATCTAAAAGCTATGAATTTAATTTATACAATTATGATAATTTTGCTACCATAGGTGGTATTAGTGTAGATTCTAGTTTAGTAAAATCTGCTGTTAACATACCAGGAATAGATCCGATTGATTTTAATGATGAAACTGCTTCGGAAAAAGTAATAGAAGATATAGACTTACTAGATAGATTAGATTTATTTAACTTTTTAAATAAAGTTGATAGTACTCTTTTAAATAAATTTGAAGATTTTCTATTACCATATTCACAAGAGTTTGAAATCCCTATTCAAATATATGGGTGTATGGATTCTAATGCTAACAATTATGATGGATTTGCAAATATGGATGATGGATTATGTAATTATGATTTTAATATAAACATTAATTTTAATAATAATGGTAATAATATATACCTTGCCAGAATAATATATTTTACAGATGGCTTACCACCAGCTCAAGCACAATCAGGACAACAAGTAGCAGAAGGTGATTTTTGGTATATATCGGAGATTCTTCTTGGCGATACTTCAACTGGCGGTATATTAAACACTAGTGAATTACTAAATGACGATATACCAAAATTATTTTTTCAATTTGAAGAACAAGGTCAACCACCACCATTTACTAGTGTTGTTAGTCTTAATAATCAAAATACTCTCGGATATAGATTTAAATTAATAACTGCGTATGATGATGATAATAATCCAATTAATG